CGAGGTCAAGGCGGACGGGTCGATCAAGACCAAAGGCGTGTCGAAGATCGCCGCCATCCGCGAACTCGCCCGACTCACCGGCATGGACGCTCCCCAGAAGGTGGAGGTCTCCGCTGACGACGCTCTCACCAAGCTGCTGAAGATCGCAACCCAGACCAAAGACGAATGAGACGAACCCATGACCTGCTCGCCACCATCGGCGAATACACCGACCGCAAGACCGGAGAGAAAAAGAAGCGAAGGATCAAGATCGGGTGCATGTTCCTAGATGACCGGGGGCACCAGGTGCTTCATTTTGACGTAGTCCCGGTCGGTCCCGAGTGGAGCGGGTGGGTCGGTGTCTTCGAGATCCGCGAACAGGAGCAGAAGCGGGACGATGACGACATCGCCTTCTGAGATCTCCCGGCTCGAAAGGTGCCTCCTCGACCCGGCATGGCGAATCCGGCACCTCTACACGATTCTGGACGAGAACGGGAAGAGCGTGCCGCTCCAGCTACGGTCTGAGCAGGACTCCTTCCTGCGCGAACGTCATCGCCGGAACTTCGTGCCGAAGGCGCGGAAACTCGGTCTCTCGACTGTCATTGTCCTCGACAACCTGGATGCGTGCATCTTCGGCAGGGATACGAAGGCGGGCATCGTGGACCTGACCAAGGACGATGCCTTCGCGAAGCTCGCCATCGCTCGCCACGCATGGGCAGAGGGTCCGAGGCACGAAGACGAGGGGATCGCATACCTCTGGAAAAAGCTTCATGAGGTGCTGAAGATGACGAAGGACAGTTCCAGTGAACTGCGGTGGAGCAATGGATCCGAGTTCAGTGCTGGCGTTGCCTACACCGGTCGGACACCTCAACGCCTCCACATTTCGGAATACGGTCCAATCTCCGCGCAATTCCCGGAGAAGGCGTCAAAGATCCTGCGCGGCTCGATCAACTCGGTCCCGCCGGACGGCATCGTGGACATCGAGACGACCATGGAAGGCGGGCAGTTCGGGGAGTGCTACCAGTTGTTCCAGCTTGCCCTCCAGTCCGAGGGAAAGCCGATCACGAAGCTCGACTGGAAGCTGCACTTCTTCCCATGGTGGGGGCACCCGAGCTACGACCTCCCAGACCACGTTCCGGCCAAGGGTGAGACCGCAGACTACTTCGCCGGTCTGAAGCGGACGCACGGTCTCGACATCCCTCTCTCCCGGCAAGCGTTCTACGAGAAGCGCAAGGCAGAGCAGGGCGAGCAGATGTGGCAGCAGTTCCCATCGGTCATCGAGGAGGTGGATCGGCAGATCGTCCCCGGCCAGATCTACCCGGAAATGAAGACCGTGCGTGCCGAGGGGCAGGTCCGCTCCTTCGCCCCGGAGAAGGGCTATCCGCTCTTCACTTCCTGGGATCTGGGATCTTCGGATAACATGGCAGGGTGGGTCATCCAGCCCGCCGGGAAGGCGCACAACCTCCTCGACTGGTGCTGTGGCGAGGGCGCCGGTGCTGCCGGTGTGGCGGGCGTCATCCGCGAGTGGGAATCCCGGCATGGAGAATTCTCCATGCACTTCCTCCCACATGACTGTGAGATTACCGACAAGGGAAGCGGGAAGACCTTCCTCCAGCAACTGGTCGAATGTGGCATCCCCCGGACGAAGATCGCCGTGGTCCCCCGCATCCCGGACACCTGGGTCGGCATCGACGAGGTGCGCCGGATCCTCCCGAACTGCTGGTTTCACTCTCGCACTGATGAGCCTGTGTTCTCGGAGACCGGGTCGAAGCTACCGTCGGGCGTAGGGCGCATCGAGGGATACCGCAAAAAGCTCGACAAATCGACCGGCACGCTTCGCGACGTTCCCGTCCACGACATCTGCTCCCACACTGCCGACGCGCTCCGCACCTATGCCGAGGCACTGGCGAACAACCTGGTGCAAGCGAACATCCGAAAGCCCCAGGCCCAGCAGGTTCAAGTCATCACCGGGTTCCGGGGACGCGCATGACACCCTACCAACGAGCCAGGGACCGACACCTCATCGAGCGGACGCGATTCTCCTTTGAGGAGGCAATCGACGCGCACGGCAGGACCGGCTACGTCATAATCAACCCGGACATCTTCCTCCTCGTCCGACCGGTCGATTCGCTCGCCGACTCCTGCCTCTACGACGACCCCTACATCGAGTTCAAGGAGACCGACTGCTGGCATGTCTACCTGGCCGCAGGTGACATCCGGCAGATGCCCCTCTACGTCCCCCACCCCATGCCGCTCATCTCCTACGTCCGTAAAAACCGCTTGCGTCTCCTGGATGGGTTGTCACTGCATCACAAACTCATCGAAGCATATGGGCGGGGAACAACGGGATCTACAGGCGCAGTCGAACCAAATCGCGCAGCAACGACTCATGATGGAGCGTCGTCAACGAGTAGCGGATCGTCGCCAAGCCGCGAGTGCGCGGAAACAGGCGAACCAAATCGCGGCTCAAAACAGGACGACGGAACGAGCCGCGATTGAAGCTCAAAACAGGCTTGCAGCAGCAATGGAGCAGGGATCGCAGCAACCCCTGCCCACCGAGTTCATCGATGACACCGGTAAGAAACGCAGGGGTGCGGGCGGCATGCAGAGTGCCTACGGTTTCTCCCAGATGGGCGGATCAGGCACCGGTCTGGGTGGTTCCCGCACGACCCTCGGATGATCGAACTCGAATACATTCTCAAGCGAGCGGAGAAGGCGAAATCCCTCCGCGACCTGATGTCGTCCCAGTGGCGCGAGATCTCCGACTACGTTCGCCCAGCGAAGCAGAACATCGGCGACTCCGCTTTCATCGGCGACCACCCGTCCCAGTCCCGTCTCGCCTCCCTGTTCGACACCTCGGCGATTCTCGCGAACCAGACCTATGCCGCCGGATGCATGTCGTGGATGACGCCATCGGAATCGACCTGGTTCGCATTCGATGCCCCGGAATACCTCGCCACCGAAGACTCGGTTAAGTCGTGGTATTCGCGTTGCACCGACATCGCCAGCAAGGAACTGGCACGGTCGAACTTCTACTCCCAAATCCACGAATGCTACCTGGATGACGGCGCCTTCGGCACAAGCGGCACGATCATCGATGACGACGACGGCACCCTCAACTTCGAGGCAATGCAGATCGGCGACTACAGCATCCTCGAGAATCACCGACGTGAGATCGACTCCGTCTTCCGGCAACTGCGCCTCACGCCTCGGCAAGCGGTGGAGAAGTTCGGTGCCGCCAACGTCCACAACACTACCCGCGAACTGCTCGAAAAAAACGACCCGGTTTGCGACGTCGAACAGGAATACCTCCACATCATCATGCCCCGGACGGTTCGCGATCCCGAGAAGATCGACACCGAGAACATGCCGTGGCGGATCCTCTTTGTGGACATGAAGAACAAGCATGTCTGCCGGGACGGTGGCGCATGGGAACAACCCTTTGCCGTTCACCGGCACCTGCTTTGGTCGAGGATGCCCTACGGGTTCGGACCTGGCATGCAGGTGCTGGCGGACATGCGACAACTCAACTGGATGCAGCAGTGCCTCGACACCCAGGTCGAGAAGTACATCAACCCACCATTGCTGGTGCCCTCCTCCTTTGAGGGTCGCATCGACATGCGTGCGGGGGGAGTGACCTACTACCCGATGGGGGACGGAAACAAGCCCGCTTACTGGGAGAATAGGTCAAACTACATGATCGGTGAAGACCGGGTCATGTTCCGCGAGCGACAGATCAACGGCGCCTTCCATGTCGAACTGTTCCAAGCCCTTTCTGCGGTGCCTCCTGGGAAGGAGATGACTGCCGCCGAGATCCACATGCGTCAGCGGGATCGCCTCACCTTGTTCTCCCCCACTTTCGCGAGGAAGAACCAGGAACTCAACACGCCGATCATGAAGCGGGTGTTCGCGATTTTGCTCCGCGAAGGAGCATTCCCGCCTCCTCCTCCGAAACTGGTCCAGATCGCCGAGCAGTTGGGAGGCTACGTCCCCGACCCGGAGATCATTTACACTTCGCGCCTCGCGCTCCAGATCCGTGCCATACAGAACGACACCATCACCCGAGTTCTGTCGGTCGTCGCTCCGATGGCGACCATGGATCCCAGCGTCCTCGACAACTTCGACCTGGATGCCGCCTCCCGCCTCATCGCCCGAAACGAGGGTCTGCATGAGGACATCCTCCGGGATGAGCAGGACATCTTCGCGATGCGCCAAGAGCGTGCCGAGGATCAGGCCCGAATCGATGCCCAGGCCGAAATGATGACCGACGTCGAGGGAGTGAGCAAACTCGCCACTGCCGGTCTCGCAGTCGCATGACACCCGTTGCCCAGAAACTGTTCGCCCCTCGACCGGGGGAGTCCGAAGACGAGTCGAAGAAGCGGATCGAGGACAACGGTCGCATCTTCAAGGCGGCACTCTCGACCAACGAGGGCAAGGCACTGCTCCGTCTGCTCTACTCCGAGTCCCATCCCCTCTGGCCTCGCTACGGCGCCGGACAGACTCCCGAGGAGTCCGCATACCTCGACGGTGAACGGTGCCTCATCGGGTGCCTCTGGCTCAATGGCACCACCGACAAGACCCTTTGACCATGAACACCGAAGAGAAACGCGCCGCCCTCGAAGCGGCAGGGAAGAAGGTGCGGAAGAACGCGACCGCAGAAACCATCGATGAAATGTTCGATGAACTCCAAGCCGAGCAACTCATCGCCGAGGAGGGCATCGAGGACGTCCCGAAGAACCCTCCTCCTCAGAATTCCAAACGCATCTACGGGACCGCATTCTGGGAGGAGAACCTCCTCCGTTTGCAGACCAACCACCAGACCGAGAACACGCCCGCATTCATCGACTGGTGCCGGGAAAACATGACTCGAGAGGAGTTCACCATCTGCTACCCGGACCTTTGATTTCCCCATGAGTGACACCATGACGATGGACCCAGGCATGGGCCAAGGAACCACTACCTCAACTCAACCGGGGACGGTGGAACCTGCTCCTCCCGCGCAGGTCTCCACCGGATCTTCATCGCCTTCCTACTTCTCTGAGGGCACCAAGTTCGCCATCGACTTCGCTGACCACCTCGGTCCCGAGTTCGATGCCTACCGTGCCACGGCGAGCAAGTTCGCCGGGAAGGATCTCACCGACCTGATCCGGTCTTATGGTGAGGCGCAGAAACTCATCGGCCAACGGCAGGACGGCATGGTCAAGGTGCCCGGTGCCGAGGCATCCCCCGAGGAGATCGCCGCCTTCCATCGCGCCATCGGTGTCCCTGAGGCGCCGGACAAATACTCCATCGACCGGGTGAAGATGCCGCAGGGCATCGAGCTGAAAGCGGAGCGGCTCGATGGGTTCAAACGGTTCGCCGCCGAACGAGGGATCCCGCAATCCTCCTTCGAGGCAGTGCTGGAATACGAGGCGCAGTATCAGGCCCAGGCCGCGCAGGAGGCGAAGGTCGCGATGGAGGACTACCTTCGGCAGCAGGAAGAAACCCTGCGCGAGGAGTGGGGTCCGAAATACGACCAACGCGCCATGCGTGCCATGCGTGCCGCCGAGACCCTGGGACTGCCTCAGGACCACCCTGCGCTCCAGGACGCGGATGTCCGTCGAGCCATGGCCCGCTTCGCCGACATGATCAGCGAAGACAAACTTGCCGGAAACGAATCCGTCGTGCAGACCATGTCCTTCGGGTCTCAAGCCAGAGACATCGTCTTCAACCCGGACAACCCACTGCACAAATCCTACCACGACTCGACCGATTCCCGGCACCGGGAGGCAGTGGCGCGATACAATCGACTCCTCTCGGAATCGTCCCGTCGCGGCGAACTGTGATCCTTTCCTCTACGCGCCCGGTCACCCTCCTCGGGTAATTCTCGGGGAGGGTGATTTTTTCGTTTGCATAGTCGGCATGGGTTGTCACGGAACCCGCAGACTTGGATCGGCCCCTGGAATGGGACAACCGGGAAAAGCCTACCGCTCACGCGCAAGGCCCGACCTCGGACAACCTCGGTTGCGGAGAACATCTCCATAACTTCACACCCATTCCAAAATCATGTCTACCTCTGTCGCACATTCCATTCCCGAAGAATTCCGACGGGCTTTTGCCGACAACGTCGAATTCGCGATCCAAGACACCACCAACAAGTTCTCCGGACGCGTCCGGATCGACTCGTTCACAGGCAAGGAGAAGATCTACAACCACCTCGAAGAAACCTCCTTCGAGCGTCGGAACGGTCGTCTCCAGCAGTCCGCTCCCATCGAAGCTGAGATGCACGCTCGCAAAATGGTCAAGATGGACTTCCGTCGCCAGTTCATCTTCGACAAGTGGGACCGTGAGTTCCTCGGGAACCTGGGTCTCCCCACCTCCGAGGTGATCCAGAACCTCAAGATGGCTTGGAATCGCCTCCTCGATTCTGAGATCTGCAAGGCGGCGACTGCCACGGTCTACGGTGGTGTCGAACCCTACGTCACGGCAATCGACATTCCCTCCACGCAGGAGGTGGCGAAGAACTACAAGGGTCCGGGAGTCACTCCCGCCGACACCGACCTCAACCCGCAGAAAATTATCAAAGCCCGCGAGATCCTCCTCAAGAACGGCATCGATCCCGAGATGGAACCCTGCGTCCTCGCCATCGACCCCATCGGTGAGACGTCCCTCATGGCGTATGTGGAAGCGTCCACGAACGACGTCTGGGGCACGATGATCGCGACCTGGTTGCAGGACAAGTCGAAGAAGCTCTTCGGGTTCGAGGTGGTCTGCACCAACAACATCCAGACGACCTCGGCGAACACGGTCTCCTGCTTCGCTTACTCGAAGGAACGCGGGATCTACATGTCCCCCGACACCCTCGAAACGAGCCTCGACGTCCGTCCCGACCTCGATCACGCGCTCCAGGTCTCTGCCTACGGCACGGTCGGGTTTATGCGGCGCCAAGAGAAAGCCGTCGTCGAGATCTTCTGCCACCGTGCCTGATCCTGACGTTGAACGAACCACCAACCAAATTCCAACAACGAAAGGAAATCTGAATCATGGCCGATATCCAAACCATCTACTACACCCAGGCCGCACAGCGTGCCTACTCCCGTGCCGCCGCACCGAACATGAAGGACATGCAACTGCCTCTGCGGTTCGCAAAGTTCGACATCACGCTCACCGGCATCACGGCGAACGACAACTACATCCTCGGGCAACTGGGGCAGGACGCGACCATCATCCCGAACCTGTCCTTCCTCGTCGGGGTTTCTGGAGCATCCGACTCGGTGTTCAAGCTTGAGTCTGTGAGCGCTCCTGCGGCGGCTCCGACTGCCCTCTCTGGGAACGTGACGCTCGCGACCGATGGCACTGCCGTCGTTCTCGGTGCCGCGACCGGTTCCACGACCGGATTCCAGCAGATCGACAAGGACGCGTTCCTCCAACTCACCCTCATCACCGCCAACGCGGCTCAGGCGGGTGACGTTGTGAAGTTGATCGTCGCCTATCTGCCGAACGACGACTCGGTCAACTGACCACTGAAGTCCCCTGTGCTGCCCTTTTACGGTGGCGCAGGGGACTTCTCTTTTTCCGACATGACGCCGACCGACATCGCCAACATGGCACTCTCCCGTCTGGGGGAACCTCGCTTGTCGTCCATCGAGGAGAACACGCCGACCGCAATCTCCTGCCGTCAGCACTTCGCCACAGTGCGCGATTCCCTTCTGCGGGCGCATGCGTGGAACTTCGCCACGACCAGGGCGCAACTCTCACTCACGACCACCCCTGCGTTCGGATGGGACTATGCCTACACCCTCCCGGCGGATTTCCTGCGCCTCTGCACCTTCAACGGTCGTCAGGCGAAGATGTCCACCTCCGAGTTCATCCTCGAAGGAGGTCTTCTGCTCGCCGATGTTGATGGCGCACGCATCACCTACGTCCGTCGGATGACCGACCTGACGGATGCCGACCCCTGTTTCATCGAGACCCTAGTGTTTCGACTGTCCGCCGCAATTGCCATCGACGTCACCAACTCCTCGGCAAAACGGGACGAGATGGAGGGTTTGGCAAACCGGCGCCTCGCCGATGCTTCGTTTTTCGACGCGACCGAATTCCCGGTCGAGATCATTGCTCCGTTCGCTCTTGCCAGAACCAGTTTTGAATCTGTGCCGTCTTCGGTCGGCACTGGGGCACCTGGTCCTGTCGGTCCTCAAGGAGATCAAGGTGCTGACGGAAGTTCAGCCTACGAAATCGCAGTCGAGAACGGGTTCTCAGGAACCGAAAGCGACTGGTTGGCATCGCTCGTTGGGCCGGAAGGAATTCAAGGCCCGCCCCTCGATTTTTACAATGCATTCGAATACCTCTCACTGTCGCAAGGTTACGACTCAACCGGCGACTGGGCAGACTCGCTCGTCGGTCCTCAGGGGGGGGAGGGACCGCAGGGAGATCCGGGACCAGCGGGACCAAACGAGGTCTCGACTTCGACCTCAACGAACATCACCGGCATCCTGCTCGGGAACGGATCCACCGTGGTGGCGGCAGTCGCGGGGACCGACTATGCCCCCGTCCTGACATCGGCGCAGAAAAAGACGGAGATCGAATCTGCGCTCGCGAGCGGAGGTGCCATCTCCGTCGCGGCGACTGGCACCAACAACGGGATCAAGGTTCAAGCAAGCGGGACGGGGGCATTCCAGTTTCAAGGCGGGAGCGGCACCGGCATGAGTGCCTACAACCTGACTGAATACTTGGACGCGAACGGGTCGAGGATCGGCTACATCTACCACGAGGCGACGAGTGGAAAGATGCTTTTCATGAACGAGCGAAGTGGATCCATCGCGTTCGGGAATGGAGGAGCGGACAGGTTCATCGTCTACCCGTCCGGGGGTGTCTACATCGGGAATTCTGCCTCGGACCCAGGAGCGAATTCTCTGCTCGTCCAGGGGAATGTCTCGGCCGATTCGTTCCTGCGTTCCGCACCGACGACCGTGTCGAGCCTCGGCAGTGCCACGAACGATGGGGCGATTCGGAATGTCACCGATGCCCTCGGTCCCGTGCTGGGGGATGTTGTCGTCGGAGGAGGATCCTCGAAAATCACGGTCAGGAGCGATGGCGCGAACTGGCGGGTGCTGTCGTTGCCTTCAGCCCTTCCAACCTTTTCCCTCGCTTCTCTGAATTTCATGGTGTCCGGGGGCGGGTCTGTAATTACGACGGGCATCAAGGGATACTTGCGGGTGCCTTACGATTGCACCATCCAATCCGCCGAACTTGTCGCCGATCAATCCGGCAGCATTGTCATTGATATTTGGCGCGATTCCTATGCAAACTTTCCTCCAACCGTCGGGGATTCCATTGTCGCGTCCGCAAAACCGACTCTTTCGTCCGCTCAAAAATCGCAGAACACTACCCTCACGGGGTGGACAACTACCTTGACGGAAGGGCAATACCTAGTCTTCAACGTCGATTCCGTTTCGACAGTGACCCATGTTCTGCTCACTCTGAAGGTGCTTAAATCCTGACCAGAAGAATGATCGTCTCGGTTCCAACCATTGCCCTGCCCGCACTGCCCAACAACATCAGTGCTGCTCCCGCGATTACCTCGGGAACGAACTTCGATCTCAATGCGACCGGTGCCTACGTTGCCTATGTGGGACAGATGCCATCGACCCAGACTGTGACCCGTGTCTTTTTTCGGGTCGCATCGGCAACGACTGGATGCACGGCAGTAGTGAAACTTGAGACCGTCGATACATCGACCGGACTACCGAGCAACACGTTGGTCCACGCGAATGCCTCTCAAAGTGTGACTATTTCCTCTGGTGCAGCAAACTATGAGGTTGCCTTCACTGGGTTTGAGGTGCCTCGAGGAACCCTGTTTGCACTCATCATTGCCCAAAGCTCCGGCACACCATCGGCGATTCGATTCGGAAACTTCCCCGACGATAACCACGGTTCCGGTCTTCCCTATTGCCTTGATTCGGGGGCGCACGTCGCGACTCTCGCTCCATGCTTTGGGATTGGAATTTCCGGGTCTGCCGTGCCGCTTCGTCATATGTGGCCAATCACCGACGCGGGACTCGAAACCTTCAATTCGGGCAGCACTCCCGACACTCGGGGTAACAAAATCACGATCAATGCGAAGGTTCGCGTCTGTGGCCTGCGCGTTTGGGCTGATCTGGATGCGACTGCAAAGGCGAATCTTTACGGTGCGGACGGATCGACAATCCTCGCTAGCGCGGACTTGTTTGCCAGCATTCCTCCGGATACTGCCGCATTTCCGAACGATGCGCTTTTTACCTCGGCGGTAGACCTCAATCCCGGCACCTATTACATCGCCGTTGAGGCGACATCGGGAACCAATATCGGTCTCGGGGTCTTGACTTTTTACGACTCAACTTGGCGACCCGGTTCTCCATTTGGAGGGGCGGATGTTGTATACGCGACATGCACGCAAACCCCATCATCCACAAGTAGCTGGAACGACACTGCTACCAACAAGCAAGCCATGATCTCCCTCCTCATCGACGGAATTGACAACGGGAGCGGAGAATTTTCCTACTCCTGGGCAAGTTAATGACCGAAACCGACATAGCCAACCGCGCCCTGTCTCTCCTCGGTGAACCTTCGATCTCCAGCATCGAGGAGAACACGCCGAATGCGATCTCCTGCCGTCTGCACTTCGAGACCGTCAGGGACGCGCTCCTGCGCTCGCACGGGTGGGATTTCGCGACCACCAGGGTCACCCTCTCCCGTTCTGCCTACGCTCCGTCGTTCGGCTGGGCATACGGATACCACCTCCCGGCAGACTTCGTCCGTCTCGTCACCTTCAACGATGCCAATGCCGATGAGGCAAGAACCTCCTTCGAGATCGAGGGCGGGCAACTCCTCACCCATTCCGGTGCCGCTCAGATTTCATACGTTCGGCGCATCACCGACCCCAACGAATTCGACGCGCTCTTCCTCGACGTCGTCGCCTATCGCCTCGCCGGTGCCATTGCGCTCGCGGTCACCCAGTCCCCGGAGAAGCGGGATGCGATGGAGGCATACGCCGCGCAACGCCTCGCCCAGGCGGCATTCACCGATGCGGGCGGGACGAAACCAAGGGTCATCTCGCCGATCACCGCCAGCATGGGGATCCTCGCTCGGCTTAAGCGGGGACAGTGCGTCCCGGAAAATGGTCTTGTGGCGGGTCGGGACGGATTCTCTGCCTACGAGATCGCAGTGCAGAACGGGTTCTCCGGTTCCGAGGAGCAGTGGCTTGACGTGCTAGTCGGAGATCCGGGACCGGCAGGTCCGCAGGGACCGGCGGGACCGCAGGGTCCGCAAGGGGCGACGGGACCGGCGGGTCCGGCAGGTGGTCCTGCAGGTCCGCAGGGACCACAGGGACCGGCGGGTCCGCAAGGGGTTCCGGGAGAGACCGGTTTGAGCGGGAACGACGGAGTGTCGGAAGGCTGGAACTACCAATGGGAGACCGACTTCGGGTCCGGCGACCCGTTGCCTGGGCGAATCAAGGGCAACAACGCATCCCTCGCGAGCGTTACCACGATTCGGCTCGACAACGAGACGACTCCCGGAACATCGATCCGCTCGTACCTCGCCTGGGTCGGAACGCAGACCTCAGCAACGAAGGCAGTGCTGACCATTCGAGGGGCGACCTTCACTCAGACCGGGACTTTCGCGTCCTACGCAGTCAGTTCCGTCTCGACCTCCGACCCGGACCATGTTGGACTGACAGTCGCTTACCTGGACGGAAGCGGGTCGTTCAGTGGGAACCAGGCAGTCATCGTTTCTGTCTCGGTCGTGGGGCAAAAGGGCGACACCGGCGCGACAGGTCCGGCGGGAGCGACCGGTGCGACCGGTGCGGCAGGCGCGGACGGGGTAATTCAGTACCAGTGGTCCACGGCAACAAGCGGATCTCTGCCCTTTGGTTATGTGCGTGGAAACAACTCCACGCTTGCCAGCATCACGCAACTCGCCCTCCATATTACCGACTACGTGAACGTGCCACTGGCAACCCTTTACGCGGCAATTTCCAACGTCACTTCCAGTGTGAAGGCTCGCCTTTATCTCTCGGATTCCGGGACTCTTGATTTCCGGGTTTTCAACATCACCGAGATGAGTGATTCCGGCCTTGGTCATTGGCTAGCCACCGTGACCCACGAGAGTGGGAGTGGATCATTCACCAATAATGAAGTGCTTCGGGCTTATATCATCGTGTTTGGCAACAAAGGTGACACAGGTGCCGGGGTGCCCACAGGCATGGTCTCGCCATACGCGGGCAGCGTACTCCCTGCGGGGTGGTTGTGGTGCGACGGGTCCGTCGTTTCCCGAACGACCTACGCTTCCCTGTTCAGTGCCATCGGAGGATTGTACGGACCCTTCAACGACTTCGATTTCACGCTCCCCGACCTTCGTGGTCGTTTCGTCGCCGGTCGCGACAACATGAACAACTCGGTCGGCTCCGGGGGAGGTGATGCGGCGCGATTGACGATGCCACAAATCGATGGCGACGTTATGGGTGCGACGTCTGGAGCGGAGATCCACTCCCACACGATCACCCGGTCCACCTCGACCAACACGGCGACCGGTGGCAGTGCCACACGGGTGACGTCGGTCAATGCCGCGACGGGTCCGTCCTCGTCGTTGCCTCCGACGATCATCCTCAACTACATCATCAAGACCTGAGATGAGCATCCACGTCCATCGAAACAGCTTCAACGCGGGCGAGATCTCCCCGCTGATGGATGCGCGTGTCGATGAGAACAAGCACCAGTTTTCCTGCCGGATCCTTGAAAACTTCATCCCTCGCATCTACGGGGGCGCCTTCCGGCGACCAGGGACGATGTATATTGGAACGGCGCACGATTTGCCGGAATGGACGGAGCGGACGGAGTATCACTCACCGAACCTCTACTTTGATGGAGAAAACTTTGAGCCGCTCGCCTCCGATGACGACTCTTTTTATGAAGTCGGGTCTCTTTGGCTCCGAAACGTCCGCACCGTCTACCGTTGCACATCTGCTTCCTCGGGATCGGCGACGTGGGACAATGTAGCCAGGCACGACCTGGCGCGTTCAACGACCCCGAGTGCGTCTGACAATTCGACTCGCGGGTTCAAGGCCGGATCACTTTGGAAGACTGCAACTTCCCTTTACCGTTGCACCTCGGCGAGCGGATCCGCAACATGGGAATCGGTCTCGGCATTTTCGTTCCTCAACGCAACCGTAAAGCCAGACTCTAACAACGATTCCGATGCCGGGTTTGCGGTCGGATCCATCTGGCACATTGCGTTCAATGGAGCAACGTGGCGATGCACGAACGCATCGGTGGGGGGGGCAGTTTGGCAAAAGATTGCGGACCCGGTCGGCTACGGGATTCCCTCGGACCTTGACGACTCTGACCGGGGATACATTGTCGGTTCCATCATCACCTATACCTATCCCGTAACAGGCAATGCCTGGATTGCCACTGCTGTCACGCCTGGTTCCCCGGTGTGGTCTCTCATCCCCGAGAAAAAGGTGTTCGGCCAATCCGAAAAACCTGGCACCGGGGACGACTCTGGCGACGGGTTTGCGGTCGGATCCATCTGGCAGAAGACGGAACGGACCCTTTACGAATGCGCGGACAGCACCTCAAACGAAGCGGTATGGGTGCAAGTTTCCGGCAGTCATGAGACCAACGGCGGAAGGTCTCCGAACGGCTCGGATTCCGGCACCGTGGGAAAAATCTGGATCAACCAAAGGACTTTACAAGCGTGGGAATTGACGGGACTGGGAGGCTCTAAAACGGTTCGCCTCTTCGACTTCAACGTCTCCGCGACCACCCGCTACGTCCTCGAAATGGGCGACGGATACCTGCGAATCTGGAACGACGACGCGACCCGGTTCATTGACAGGTTGAATTCACCTTACAATCTCCCCCTTCAACTGGCGACCCCTTACGCGGCATCGGATATTTTCGACGTTCAAATCGCGCAACTCGGGAACCTCGCCTATTTCGCGCATCCGGCGCACCCTCCGCAAAAGCTGGAGCGCATCTTTGATGCGAGTTTCAACGCGGCGACGTTTCGGTGGTCGCAGGTTGATTGGTCCTTCCCTGCCTTCCGGGATTGGAACAACACCGGCGTCACGGCGACCCCTTCCGCCACAAGCGGGACGTTTTCACAAATCGGGTTCACCGACAATCCGTTCACGGAGACGATGGATTACTCGAAATATACCGGGGCGAGAATCATGCTGTCCCAACGACGGGACGATGCTCAGGTGAAACTGAGTCTGGCAAACACCCAAACCTCGGAGTCGATCAACGTCCTCGGCACGTTCCGCGTCTACACCTACGGTGTCGTGAATGGCGCCCTCGACGTTCAAGGGAAGGACAAGGCAGGGAACTGGCGCAACCTAAAGACCTTCCAGTTCAATGGTGAGACCGGGGGCCGGAACATCGTCTACCAGTCCGAGACGACGGAGGCGACCGACATCCGGCTCAAGTTCACCAAGGACGGCACGACGTCTGCCGGTGACGCATACCTCGAAGCGGAGGACTCACGCCGGATCGGCTACGCTCGCATTTGGGACGGGATTCCCTTCGAAGACTCGCTCCCGGTTGTTCCGTGCGAGGTCGAACTCGCGTTCGACTCGACCGACGCAACCACCGAGTGGGCAATCGAGGCATGGGCAAAATACGCCGGTTATCCTCGCTCCGTCTGTTTCCATGAGCAACGCCTCTGGTTCGGGGGCACCGAACTCCAGCCGAACACCCTCTGGGCGAGTGCAACGAACGACTTTGAAAATTTCCGGCGAGGATCGTTCGACAGTGATTCCCTCGCATTCACCCTTGCCGCGCAGGAAGGTTCCGCCATCCAAAGTCTGGTCTCGCACGATGCGCTCGTCATCTTCACCCAGGCCGAGGAATGGACGGCGGCTACGTCGGAGCAGACCTCGATCACGCCCTCCAACATCTTCGTCCGGCGACAATCCCGGTTTGGGTCGGCGCACAAGCAAGCCTTTGTCGCCGCGAACAATCTCCTCTTCCTCCAGAGGGGATCCCGCAAGCTTCGGCAGTTCAGCTACGGCAGGGGCGGCGACGGTGTCGCGTCCGACCTGACTCTGCTCGCCGAGCATGTCACCCTCGGCGGCATCCGACAGATCGCCTTCCAGCAGCAACCGGATCCGATAATCTGGTGCGTCCGGAACGATGGTGTTCTCCTTTCGCTCACCTACGAAGCGGACCAGGAGGTCATCGCATGGGCGCGGCATACGTCCGGCGACGGGCTTTTCGAGAGCGTGGTGACCATTTACGGTGACGACGGGGAAGCGGACGAGGTCTGGGTCGTCGTCAACCGGGGCGGCACCAGGCTCGTTGAGCGAATCGATTCGGAGGCATATGCGAAACTTGAAGAGGGTGATGCGGAGCGGATGGTTTACCTCGATAGCGCCATTCTGATCGAGCGAAATCCTGCCACCACCTCGGTGACCGGTCTGTCTCATCTGAATGGGAAGACCGTGCAGATCCTGGCCGATGGTGCAGTCGTTCCCTCGAAGACCGTGGCGAGCGGATCGATTACCCTCGACAGTGCCGCCGCAAAGGTCGTTGTAGGGATTCCATACATTTCAAAACTGCAACCATCGAAAATCGAGATCGCCATGCAGGACGGCACCGCACAGGGTCGCCGGTTCGTCTGCAAGCGTGCCGCATTGAACCTGTGGAAAACTTTCGGACTGCAATATTCCGACAATCCCGATGCTGCGGAAAGCCAGTGGTTTGACGTCGAGGGGCGATCAACAAATACCACCTACGACACCCCATCTCCTTTGACTACCGGCATGCGGCAGATTAATAATCTGGGACGGCATGGAGACAGTGTCGATCTGTGCTTCCGGCAGACTCTTCCCCTACCCGCAAACCTTCTCGCCATCGTTCCGAAGCTCGATGTCTCAGGAGACTGAAAATGGCTATTCTACCGACAATTCTTTCAGCTATCGGTTCCGGTCTCGGAATCATGGGGATGTCGAGTTCGGCGAATGCGTCCGAGAGCATCGCAAACCTCAACTACCAGATCGCTCGATACAATGCCGAGGGTCAACGTCGCGCAGGGACGTCGGCACTGAACTTGGAGCGCATCGGGATCCGCTCACAGATGTCGGAGGCGCGAACGAACCTGCGCCTGTCACTCGCCGATGCCGCGATGCGCGAGCGGAACGCTCAACGTCTTCGCCTCTTCGCGGAGGCGAAAACGAAGTCTGGGCAGGAAGCGATGCGGCGGCAACTGGGGCAGTTCGATGAATTCCGCTCCCGGCAGAAGGCAGCGGTCGCGGCGAGTGGCGTCACGATCTCAGGGTCGCCCCTGGAGGTCATGGCCGAAACTGCCGCGCAGATGAAACTGTCGATCCAGGACATGGCAGACGAGACCGCATTCCAACGGGACGAGATCCTCAACCAGGCGACCATCGAGGCACTCGGAGCCTTTCGAGACCGCACTGCTGCGAGGGCGACCTTCGGCTACGCGAAGCGAGGCACCTCGCTTGCCCTTCTCGGCAACCGGATCGGTCGGCAGACTCTCCAGTCTCAATACCGGTCGGGTCTCATGGGCGCGGAACTCGCCCGCCTCCAAGGCTACGATCAGGCTGCGGGGACGCGCATGTCGGCATTCGGAAGTGCCTTCAGTGCCACCGGAAACCTCCTCACCGGACTGTATCAGGACCGTCAACTCGGAGCAGGAATGTTCAGACCATGACCATCGCAAACCACGAAATGAACCAGGACGAACAATCCGATTTTTTCGATGCCATCGAGCGGGTGAACCGGGCCGGTTCCGCGCTCAAGGTCATCGCCTGGGCACTCGGCGGACTCACGGCGGCGGGCCTTGCGGTAGCCGGGTGGGTTCTTCAAGTCAATTGGGCGCAAGCGGAACACGGCGAAACGCTCAAGGTTCTGACCCCTCGCGTCGAGGCTCTTGAAACCCGCGCCGTGCGCTTCGATGCCGCGCCTCCTCCTTCGCAAGCGCAGTTCCACGACATCGACAAGCGACTCGACCGGATGGAGCAGAATTCCGCGATGCTTCGGGAGCAGACTGCTCTGATTCTCGAAGCAGTGAAAAAACTCGAAGCAAGACCCTGACCATGCCTGTTGTCCCCCAGTATCGCGCACAAGGACCGGCGGATCCCCGGTCTCCCGTCCTTGAAACCGAACGCGCCCCTCGACCGGAGCGTGGCGGATTGATGCGTGCCATCGCTGGTGTGGCTCAACGTCTCGGGGACCAGTTCGTGCCGCTCCCAGAGGCACCGGAGAACCTCGGTCAAGGTCGTGCGCGGGGCATGGTCAACCTGGGCCAGGGTGTCGCCGAACTGGGCGAGGCCCAGTCTCAAATCGAGCGCAGTCTCGCCGAGATCCGGAACCGGGCCGAACTCCACCAGGCCGAACTCGCCATGGAGGCACAGCTCGGGGAATACGAAAAGTGGAGGGCGCAGAACATGAACGCGCCCGACCAGTGGGAAGCGGAGTGGTCCCGGCGCATGGGCGACTTCTCCTCGCAGTATCTCAAGGGGAAGACGCTCGCCCCTGCCGCCCAGCGTGCCGTCGAGATGCGTGCCTCCTCCTTCGCGCAGGAACGCGCCACGATGATCGGGATGGACCGGGTGCGACGGACGGTCGCCATGGGTGCGGAAGCGATGCGAGCGGAGTATCTGCGTGCGATGGATGCAGGAGACCTCGAAGGGGCGACGATGGCGGCGAGGAGCGGAAACGACCTCGGGCTATGGGGCGAGGACGATGCCACGCGCATGGAAATCGGGGCGAAGGAGGAGATCACCCAGAAACTCCTCGAAGCGGGTCTGAACAGGGCGAACACCTTCCTCAACTACGGCGACATCGATTCCGCCATCGAGACCATCAACTCCATCCCAGGTCTCCCCGCCGACGAGAGGGAACTCCACATATCCAAGATCCGGACGCAGAATGCCGTGCAGGTCGAGACGGAGAACGTCCTCGAAATGGCATCCACCGAGGGACCGAAGGCAGCACTCGCCGCATTGCAGGATGAGGAGAAATTCCCCCACCTCCAGGGACTGAAGCGTGCCGAGGTCAGGTCCGAACTCTGGAAGGCGCACTACGGTCAACGGGATGCGATCATCAAGAACATCAAGGAGGGAATCGAGAACAAGAACGTCTCGAACCTCCGGCAGATCGAGTCCGCGATGGAAGGCTACGATCTCACGCCCAACGAAAATGCCACTTTTCAGAAACTCCTCTCGGGTGAGAAGGTCAAGGATTACACCTTCGTCCAGTCTGCGGTCACGACCGCATCGAACTACGACCCTGCCGCCGATCCCGATGGCGTCAAAGCGATGGCATTTGCGTCCGAGGTGCAAGCAGTGCTGGGCGATGATCCCGTCGTCGAGAGCATCCTCGGCACGCTTCAGAAGCGCATGAAGGGCGAGCAACTCACCCTTCCGGAAATGGTCCTGTCCCAGAAGACGGAAGCTTACAAGAGCATCGTGGAAGCGAAGGGTTCGTGGAAGATCCCCGCCTCCCGCATTGCCATCGTGAAGGATGCGAAGACCGGCCTCGAGACGTTCGTGGATACCGGTGCCGACATCAAACCGGGTGATCCCGGCTACTTCGAGGAGAAGCGGGGCGCGGCGAAGACGGCACTCCGGTTCGCCTCCTTCGGACTGGCGTTCGCCTCCTTCGGACTGGCTGGAACACCGATCAAGGGGCGGGCAATCCCGGAGGGTCACCTCAGTCAGGAAGACAAAAACGCGATCCGGCAGATGATCGAGTCCGAGAAGGATTCCGGGAAGATCATCGAGGATCTGGGTCTGAAGAACCAGGAACTCGGCAAGGGCACGCAGATCGTCGCGCAGGTGGTCGAAAAGGCGAAGAAGGGCGAGGTCACCGACCCGGCTCAACTCGACAAGATGTTCGGCGATTTGATCCTCCCGGAGGCGGATGCCGCCGGACAGAAGGTGATCGAATCCGCCCTGTTTCCTGGGGTTCCCGGAAGCACTGAAGAGGAAGACCCTCGTCTCCAAGAGATGCGGGCGAAAGCCGAGGAACACCGGAAATCCAAGCAGCAACCCGCACAGTAACAATGCCAGTCACGAAAGAGCAGGTCGATGAGGCGCGGAGCCTCTACGAGGAATTCCCCGAGGACGGTCGCCTCGCCGAGTTGGCAGTCGAACTCCACGACCAATACGAGCAAGAGGGAGCGCAACGCCGAGAAGGGGTGGCGGGTCTGTTTCGCGACCGGGTCACTCACGGTCTCAGTGGGGAGCAACTCGAGCAACTCAACCAGGTTCACCAAGGGGACGTCACCGCCAAATACCGGAATTTCAATGACGCCTTCTTCCGCGAGTTCATCGGCGTGAACGACGACCAACTGAAGTCGAACGGGGTCGGTCTCCGTCGTGCCTACTCGAAGCAGATCTGGGGCGAGGAGGTCGTGGACGATTTCCAGTTCTACGACCGGGTGGCGAACGACATGGCATTCGGGGAGGAGATCGGGAAGCGGGCCATGCAGACCGCACTCGCCGGGAAGCGGAACATCGATGCCCTGGGTGAAATGGCGAAGGAGTTCGCCAACGACAAGACCTTCCAGTCCCGGAAGAAGGCATGGCAGGACCAGTTCCTGGAGCAGTCCTCTCAGGCGCAGTCGAAGATGTCGCCCTACATGCCGCTGATGCGGGACGTCGCGGCTCAACTCCAGTCGAAGATGGGTGTCGCCGAGGGTGCCACGGTCGAGGACGGGAGCTACCGTGAGATCGTTCGCTCGATCATGGAGGTGCCGAAGGAAGACCGGAAACTGGTCATCGCCGGAATCGCCGCGATGGGAGCGACCGATGGCTCCGGGAACCCTCTGACGAAACTCGCCGAATCGTTCGGTCGAGGGGTCGAGGACTATTTCGAGAACATCCCGGCCTTTGCCGGTCGAGACTACGCGATCAACGTGAAGAATGCCCTCAGGGCAGGGGTGCAGGTTCCGGCGGAAATTGTCGGGGATCCGAAAGCGGTGATGGAATACACCATGAACCGGGTCTCCGAGACCATGCTCCAAGGGGAGTTCGACTACACCGGAGCGACCGGGACAGAATCCGGCGAAGTGGTTTCGACGTCGGACGACGTCAAAGCCGAGGCACTGAAACTCGCCGACGAACTGATCGATGCCATCGACCTGCGCGGCGAACTCCGCACCGTCGCCGAGCAGAACATCGACCCAATCACCTCGGACTGGATCGCGATGCGCGGGCTTTACGCCGCGAGCAGGTCCATTCCATATACGATTGCCTCCCTCTCGAAGATCGGCATCGCACTCAACGCAGTGACGATGGCGGAAATGGCGTATCAGCAACTGGGCCGGAACAACCCGGACATGACGGCAGAGCAGAAGCAGGGCATTTCCATCATCGCCGGTCCACTCATGGCGGCGACCGAGGTGATGTCCGCGAAGATCCTGACCGGGCAGCTCCCCTTCCTCAACCGCTTCGTCAACCAGGTCACCCTCACCGGGAAATCCCGACTTGCACGCTACGGCACCCGCGCCCTCGGTGCCTCGGTCCTCGAACTGGGGCAGGAGAACGTGCAGGATCTCACGCCGGACATGGTGCAGGGTGTTTTCTCGGCACTCTCGCAGGACGTCCCCGGCGTGAACTGGGAGGCGCGTTTCGGCGAACTCGCCCGCAACCAAGGAGAGATCTTCTTTGCCGTGCTTCCCCTGGCCCTGATCGGTGCCGGTGTCGGAACGTGGCAGGACTACCGGGGTGCGAAATTGCTGGTCTCCGACTACGACCTGCTCGTCACCGCCGGGGTCTCCGAGGCAGACGCGTCTGAGATCCGCGCAAAGGCGATTGCCGGGGACATGGAATCCGCCCAGACCCTCCTCCGGAAATCGTTCGCCAAGACCGGCGGGGACCAGACTGCTGTGGCGGCACAGATCCGGGAAGCGGCACCGAAGTTCCGCGAAAAGATCGAGGAGGCAGACCGTCTCCGGAAGATTGGCGGCGACCTCGACATCCTGCCGAAGATCCTCTCCTTCGAGGGGAAGACGGTCCTCCAGTTCCAGGGTGGCGAGGCAGTTGAGTTCGACACGCATGCGGAAGCGATGGAGCGATGGGGCGCCGTCGCGTCGTCATCCGTCGCACGGCTCCACCAGGATCTCATCACTTCAGTCCGGCGCACGACCCGGAACATGGAGAGCGGTCGGGAATTCCGCTTCGTCCAGTCCCCTCTCAACCCGACCCTGCGCGACATGCAGCAGGAAGGCACTGCGAGCGAGAAGCAGGTCGAAGAGCGAGGGGAGATCGAGGACGCGGACCAGGAATTCTTGAAGCAGTTCCAGACTGCCGAGGTGCTGTCCCAGGTCGGTGCCTCCTCGGAGGAGGATGCCTTGGCCGCGCAGACCGTCCTCGGATCCAGTGACAACGTCGAGGTCAATCGGGGCAAATACGGAGAGAGGGTGATTCAGACCACCGTGCGCCTCTTCCAGCAGGGCACTCCCCTCACGGTCTTCGAGGAATCTGCCGAGGGTGACGCGAAGGTCATGATCCGAAACGGTCAGCGGCAGTGGCTTGCCGAGAACCTTTTCGCCATCGACCAACGCATGAAGGCGGGCCTTTTCCGTTCGAAGGTCAAGAGCGTGGACGACGTCACGAACCAGGACATCGTGGAAGCATACTCGAAGATGGTCGTCGGCTACTACGTCGGAAGGGACGGAATGTCCGAGATGTCGCCGAAGTTCCAGAAACTCTTCCAGTCTGAGGTCCAGAAAGCCTTCAATGGGGTGATGACCGGCTACGCCGGTCTCTTCGGGTCGATCATGAAACGTGCCGAGATGGTCGAGAAGGCGCGTCTCGGTGGCGACCTGGGTGCCATCGAGGAGTTCCTCGCGAAGTCCATCGGCGTGACCGAGCAAGGGCAGTTCGAGCGCACTGTAATCAAGGAGGGCGAAGGTATCGCCAAGGACATGGGCGTTGAGTTTCTGGATGAGCAGACGTTCTCGACCATGTCTCCGGTTCCTGTGGAGCGGATCCAGGCACTCATGCAACGCATCGACAGCATGTATGAGGCGGGGCAAACCGAAGGTGTCGCCGACCTGGAGGCCGAGCTTGAAATCCTTTTGGAGCGGGCGGAATCCGACCTCGACGGAATGGACGAGGGTGATGATTCAGAACAGACGTTCCTGCCCTACAAAGGGGCACCCGTGATTTCTCGCGATGAGGAGGAGGATCCCACGTTCCCGGAATCCGAACTTGTCACCCTATGGTATGAGTGGACCGGGAAGATTCGGTCGAGCAGAGGCATGGTTGACGAACTTCGAGAGACGTATGGGACGTTCGGTGCTTACGCGAAAAATCACACCGGCGGCGAATACGGGAGCTGGGCGATTCAAGAAGGGATCACCGACGAGCAGATCGAGGATGCCGCAAAAGAGGCGGCAGAGATTTACGAACGTCGGCGCACTGCGATGCTGCGGAGTCGCGTTGAAAACGTCACGTTCTCGACCATGCGCCTGAGCGAGCAGGACCGGAGATACCTGGAACTCGCGAAAGACCCCGAGGCGAATCGCGAGGAGTTGCAGAGCATGGTTGACGAGGCGGCGCGGGCGGCTGGGTATGATGTTCGAGCATATCACGGAACTAGTGACTACGGGTTTACCGTTTTCGACGCTTCCAAGCTCGGCAAAAAAACCGGAGCAGCAAGCGCAAAGAAAGCGTTCTTTTTCAGTTCTCGAAGGGACGTTGCGGAGTCTTACACCTATCTAGGAGAGGGGAATTTATTCGCGGACCTTCAAAGTCAGTTTGATGAACTTTCGCGCGAAATGGATCGCCTCATGGCGGAATCTGTGAACCGTGATTTAGACAACCTTGACGATCTTTCGGCGGCATACAATAAAGCGTCCTCAGAGCGGGACGAGGTGGCGAAAAAGCTTCACTTCGCTCGGATGGCGCGAGGCGCGGTTATTGACGCGGGCGGGGTTCCTGAAAAAGCGCCAGGGTCCGGGGTGTATTCGGTTTTCCTTCGAATTGATTCTCCTCTTGAAATTGACTTCAAAGGTCAGGCGAAACGGCCGGAGACGTTCGCCGACTTGATTGAGCGGGCGGAATCGGTCGGATTAGATTCGGTTATCATAAGGAACGCTCAGGACAATGCGACGTCTGACGCGGCGGGGCTTGTGAGTGATATTTTTGCAATCATCCCGGATTCCGGTGGATTACTTTTAAAAAGCGGTTCAGCTCGGATCAAATCCGCCGACCCCGTCACCTACGACGAGCAGGGCAACGTCATTCCTCTCTCGCAACGGTTCGACCAGACGAGGGATGAGATCACGTTCTCGACCATCTCAGACTTCTCCAACTCCCGCGCAGTCCCTGCGGATGCCGACACTGTCACCGTCCTGCCTGACGGTGCGCGTCTTGTTGGTCCGACAACGTTCTCGATCATGTCGTGGCACGGGACTCCCCACAAGATCGATCCGCGTGAAGGGTTCCGTATGGACAAGATCGGGACAGGTGACGGTTCCCAGGCTTTTGGCTGGGGCTTGTACACTGCCGAGGATCAACGTGTCGCAGTCGGATACCAGAAAGGACTCGCCAAGTGGACTCTCGACGGTCGAGATGTTGCGGAACTGAGAAAAAAATTTCCCTCGTCAAACATGCAACTGGCGATCTCAGAAGAGATCGATATCGAAACGGCATCGGAACGGTTCCAAAAGATGCGCCCCGAGATTGAGGCGTTGAACGCGATCATCGACTATGCCGACAATGCCGAATTCATGGCACGCTCCTCAGATGCGAAGCAACTGATCAGGGAGTGGACCGATTCCGGCAGGTTGAAGAATCAGGGGAACCTCTACAAGATCGAGATCCAGGCCGAACTCGATGAGTTCCTCGAATGGGACCGGCCCCTGAGCGAGCAGAGCGAGAAGGTGAAGGCGGCACTTTCGCCACTGCTCCCAAACCACAAGCCGAATTTCACCGCGACACCGACGCACCCGACAGCAGACGGCGTAAAAATGTGGGACGTGAAGGCCGATGGCCGATTCCTCGGCAACTTCCCGGCAACAAGCGAGATCGCGGCAATCGCCAAAGGCATCCGCGCCGCGAAAGAGCAAGAGGGGCAAACTGGCAACAAACCAATCGCAGGAGCCGTCAACCCGACCATCTCAGGAGCAGCGATTTACCACGCAATCGAAGGCGCACCAAAAGAAGTGAGCGAGAAGCTCGCCAGCCTCGGCATCCCCGGCATCCGCTTCCTCGACGGCAATTCAAGATCCGACGGTGAAGGCACCTACAATTACGTTATATTCGACCCTGCCATAGCGAAGTTCATCGAGGAGAACGGACAACCAGTCGATGGAGGAACGACGTTCTCGACCGTCGCCGCAGACAAGCCTCTGACGAAGGCAGAGCAACTTGCCGAGGACGTCGCCGCCATGTCTGCTGACGAGGTGCGTGCCGAACTTGAGTCCGCCCGCCTGACTCCGAACCGTGAAATGGTCGCGATGCTGGGTTCGTTCCCCCAGTATCTGAACCCGGTGATCGACTACATCATGGGGAAGCGTCAAGAGATGCTCTCCGGGAACACCTCAGTGCGAGACGTTGCAAAAGCTTACTGGATCACCGTCGCGTCCATCGGTGCGGATGCCATCGATGTCCCCACCATCCGCAGGAAAGCGGATACCATCGGTCTCGACTTCAACCCTCCGGAGATGTTCTTGTCGAAGGGTGCCAAGGGTCAGTGGCAGATGCGTCCAGAGGAACTCGCCGCCTGGTGGCTGGGAACTCCCGATGGGCAGAATGCGCTCAACAAGATCGAGAAGGGCGAGTTCGACGCCAAGGACTGGGAGAGCGGGCTTGTCCTGCGTGATGCCTTCGGTAAGAACGGTCTGCGCGACAAGGTCACGAAAAAGGGGAGCTACGTTCCCGGCGCAGTCGGGACACCGAAGAAGGGACAGTTCAACCTCCAGAACCTGACCGGGGCAACCGAGGCAATTCGCAAGGCGAAGGGCGACCCGAAAAAGCTGGAGACCGCACTGAAGAAGTTCAACGGGATCGGCGAAGGGAAAAAGGGATTCGTCGGGCACATGCTCGGTTTCGGCGGATGGGCGACCCTGGATGCCGTTGAGTTGAATCTCTGGTTGACAGGTGCCGGGGAAACGACCTACGCATCGGACGAGGCGAAGCGCATCGCGGCAATCGCCAAGAGGGCGAGCGGGAGCAAAGCCGAGTCTGCGGATTTGTTCGGTCGTATCCGCAAGAGGATCAGCGGCTTGCGAAACGTGGCGACTGGAGCGAAGGCAATTCCGGAAGAGGTCGCCGCACACATCATCCACCACTGGATTTGGGATGCTGGCAAGGGCATCGAGACGACGCACGAAGGGGTCTACCATGCGATGCGGACATTTTCCGTCATGGTTCAAGGCTCAAACGAGATTGCCAATAGCAAAAAAATCCCAGGGCTACTTCCGAAAACGGTTCTTGGCAGACCTTTCTTGCCGATCATGGCAGATCTGATCGGTGCCGGTCAAGGATTTGGGGTCCCGCTTCAAGGTGGTCCTGCATGGCCTTTGCTGACATACAATCAGAAAACCCCTAAGAAACAGACAGCAGTCTGGGCATCAACCGAAAAAGGGGTCAAGATTATCCTGTCAACACTCTCAAGAACCAACGCGATTTTCCTTGATGGCAAGGGAAAGCGGAAGGCGATTGTTGGAGTTTATACGATGAGCCAAGTTGCTCACACCTCAAATGCGTCTTTCCAGAAGGTTGTGTTCAACGCCATCGAGTCGTCAATTAATAGCGGCGAACTTTCCAAGAAACAGGAATTGCAACTTTCCGATTTGGTTCGCCACAAGGCAAAAACAACAAAACAAGGGACTGAAAATCTTAGGAACTTCCCAACTCAATTCTCCGCTTCTCAGTTCGACCAATACATCACAAGCCTATCATTTGATGAAAGGAAATTTGTTATCAATGTTCTTGATTCGGCTCAAGCGGAGAAAATTGGAATTCCCTCGGTTGCCAGGGTGATCGAGAAAACGCGAGACCCTTCGTTCTTTGGATCTGAACTTGTGAGCATCGTGTCCTTTCTTGAAGTCGATGTGGATGCACTTGAAAAAGGTCTTGCAACGAAAACCCTGACAGCAGCAAAGTTCAAGGTTCCGGTTCATCTGTCTTATGACACGATGGTCCCTGGGCGAATCATTACCCACCTGAGAACTCCAATTCCTTTTGAACTGGCAGCAAAGAAAATGTCGGATGCCTTCAAGAAGGAATACCCGACATCCCGAACGGACTACCTGCTTGCTGGTAAATTCCATTCCGGCATTCCGCTTCCCGTTCTTGATAGTGCAACAGTCACTCTGGTGAACCAGGCACAGTCTCTGCCTATTAGCCAAGCAGAGGTGCGGGCAATGTCCACTGCCATTCTTGATGAGTGGACCGTGCTTGATGATTCCAACAGCAAAGGTGCCGTCGAGTTTATTCGGGCAATCCGCAACAACGATGCTGGAGAAACGCTCACCAACTACACCGAGCCTGACATCCGAAAGTGGCTTAAGGCGGGGCATTTGAAAATCTTCAAGCTTGGGGAATTCGATGTCTGGTTTGCTCTCAAATTCGGGATTCTCTCAGACGACGAGAAGAGCATCACAGACAATGGTGACAGGGAGTTGGTAGGGGTCACTTCAAATGTTCCTCTCAAAGGGATGTCTAACCTCATTATGGCAAAGGCATTGCAAGAAGGGGCGAACAAACTCGGCTGTTTCTCTGTTAAGTCAGACAAATTTCCAGAAGGGTTCCTGCCTTCCCTCTACGAAAAGCACGGGTGGAGACAAACCGGGTCCGTCCCCTACGATCCCCTCTACAAGGATGAAGGCAGCACTGTGACCGATCAGGAACTCCTCGAGAAAGACAAAAAACGCAGGGAATCTTGGGAAAAAACAGGGTGGAATGAGTCTAGACATGGGATGCCAGATGTGGTATTCATGGAGCATGAAGGCTTTCCAAGCAGAACAACGGGACAAGATTCTGGAAATGATGCGTCAGGCGTGGCCGGAGAATCGGTTCAAGGCACTGGGACCGAACCAGAAGAAGTTGCTAAAGGCAGACTTTATGACGACTTCGCACTCCTACACGGTGGAGCATCTGAGGGGGATGCTGGAGATGGTCGAAGATTACTTCCCAGAGGGTATGATCGACTCCGAGGGTTCGTTAAAGGAGCATCTCCAGATAGCCTCCGAGTAACGGGACTGGACGAGTCTCGCCGCGATCAACTCCTTCATGCGTTTTCGTCTGGGGAGACCTACTCCGTAATCCGTTCGACCGGGGACATCGACACCCGGTTCGCGAGCATGTTCTCGCCCTTCGTCCGCTCGCCGGAATTGCGTCCGAAGCTTGGCGAAATGGCCCGCGAGCGTGGCGCGAAGGTGCTGCGCGAGGTGCTGCCCTACATCCTCCAGTCGAAGCGGAGCGGGGCGAGCATCGACCGTGAGGCGCGGAGCATCGAAGCATTCGAATATGACCGTCTCCTCCGCGAGACCTTCGGCGCGAACTCTCCCGAGGAGCAGGACGCACTCCCCCCGGTGGATCGTCAGGCCGCACGGTCGGAGGCGCAGTCTCTCGCCGAGAAGTGGAAGGCGCAGAAGATGCGCGAGAAGAAGAAGGCACCGAAAGAGGTGATGGTCGGTCACCTCCGGACCCTCGACGCGATCCTGCGTGCGCTCCCTGCCGAGGTTCGCGGGAAGATCGGCGGGTTTGTTGCCATCGCGAAGCTCACCGATCCCGATGCCATGCTCGATGAGATCGAGGCGCGGGTGAAGAAGATCGACATCGAGGTTGAGAAGTGGCTCCGGAAGGAAGCGGAGACCCGGCGGAAGAAACTCTTCAAGCAAGCTCAGCCTGTCCGCGATGCCGCCGGGAAGGCACCGAAGGGGAAGGCGGGTGCCGACATCCACGATTTGTTCCGGAAGCTCAAGGAAGCGATGCTCTGGGACGGCGACACTGCCGAGACTTGGGCAGTGGGTCTCGAGGACCGGATCGCTTCCGGTGAACTGTCGCCCGAGGAGGAGGCGCATGCCCAGATCGAGGCGAACCTGGTGCGACTTTTCGCCGACTGGGGCGACACCTACGAGGATTCCGGAAAGACCGACAAGAACGGGCGACCGATCAAGGTGCTGACGAAGCGGGGCGCAGATGCCGCCCGCCGCACTGCTGCCGTCGATGCCGCCGAGGAGGTCTTCCGGGTCGGCTACCTGCGCGAAAAGGAACGGGTCGCCCGCGAGCGTGAGCTTCGCGAGCAGGACCGTGCCGATATCATCTCCGATGTCGGAGGCGCCGGAACCCGCAAGCGACGAGCCGCGACGGAGGCGGAAGATGCCACGCAGAAAGGTCGCGCACGGGAGTGGCTACGAGACCTCTTTGGTTTCGCCCAGGTTGTCGGCGAGGCAGTGGGTGACAAAAGCAAATGGAAGAACTGGTTCGCCGACCGGGAGCGTGTCGCATCGAATCAGAAGGAGGATGAGATCCAGCAGGTCAACGACGACCTCGAGAAATTCTTTGCCGACCTTGCCGGTGGCAGCATCCTCGACGGTGAGAAACTCCTCTGGCGCATGTCTCAGCGCAGTATGGACACCAGTGCCGGTCCCATGGCCGAACTCGAGGCGATCTCTGCCATTATGATGTGGCGGCAGGAAGACGGGCGCCGCCACATGAAGGGCAAGCGTGACGCGAAGGGCAATGTCATCTCCACCTGGTCCTACGATCAGGGCTTCGTTGACCTGCTCGAGTCGCAACTTTCGAAGGAAGGGGTGGCAGTTCTTGACTTCTTGACCGTGCAATATGCTGGCGAGTGGGAGACTCTGAACCCGGTCTTCCGAGAGTTGAACGGAATCAACCTGCCGAAGCATCACTTCTACTCGCCCATCAGCGTCAAGCCACAGCAGGTGAAGCAG